TCTTGATATATTCTTTCTCTTTCCAAACACTCGTTAATCTCATTAGTCAAAATCTCAATAAGTTCTTTCAATTCATCAATTGTTACAGTACTTTCTTCTTCTCCCATACCAAGTTCCCTTTCATGTTTTCTTAAGTGTCTCAATGCTGACTCATTATGTGGGTCATTTTGCATTAATCTTATCTTCGCCGCCCTCACACCTGTCTTGCTTACAACAAGTTTTCCATTTTTAATTACATGATGGGGATATTTCAAATGTTGAGAAGGTGCTGTTTCATATCCATCTTCTACTACTAAATACGCTTCTTTAACTAATGTCTTATAATTTCTTGCCCTCATTATCCTCTTTCTTAAATTTTCCAAATCAACCTGTCCCCAAGGTGTATTATCAGCACTATCTGCTGAATTATCAATTTCAATCGGGTCATCTTTACCTATTTCATCCTCATCCATTAACTTATCTACATAAACCTCAATTCCATTATTCTTCGAAAATTTAAACATCATTTTTGCATCTAAAGGAATATTCTTTATATCCTCCACCTTAATCCCCTCTTTTCTTTGAACTTTAATATCAGTATCACCTGTTTTTGATAATACCATTGCTCTCTCACAAGCTCCACTATAAACAAGTGAGTTTTCTAATAACTCACCATCACCATCTACAATTCCATAGCAAGTAACTTCTTTTCCATCTACTTCATAAGTTTTATTTGGAACATGTTGACATGCAAAAACATTTCTTATATCATTACCACAAATATTACATTTAATCTCTGTAGCATAAAAGCCTATACTTGTATCTGTTAAAATTCCTTTATTAATCATTTCAATCAAATCGTCTGTTATAATATTATAACCTGTTACTTTCATCCCTTTCGGAATATAAAACTCACCATACAATGTTTTAACAACCTGTCCATCAACTTCCTCTTCAACTAATCTTCCATCATAAACCTTTCCCACAGGAAGTAAATCAGTTAAATGGGAAAGCATTTGTGGTACACCATTTTTAATATCTTCTAAGAATTTCTGCAATATTTTTTCTGAAATTACAATACCATGAGATTTAACAGGCAATGTATCAATCATCAAATTCTCAAATACTTCTACCTCATCAGCATTCAAAGGTGTTCTTGCAAATCTATTTATTTTTTCTAATTGTTCTACTGTTGGTCTTGCCATTTTTTAAAAACCTCCTTTTTATTTTCCCCCGCCTGATACCTTTATGGGGTATCAGACATGTCTTCTATATTACCAGCATCTGGATTTGTGTCTGTTGTACCCTTTGGAGTCTTACCTTCTTTATTCTTTATTTCTTTTTGAGGCTCTAAAGGGTCTCCTACTGGGTCATGTCCTACTGCCCAATTAGCAGCCTCTACTTGGTCTATCCAGCCTTGGTCTCTTGCATATGCAATATTCAAATACTTAATCTGCTTAAATTGTTCTTGCTCTAAATCTGTTCTTATTTCAAGAGGCTCAAATTTAAATTTCACAACACCTTGCAATCCTTTTAAATTTAATACTAAGGTTAAAACTCTGCTTAATATATTAGCCACTATATCTTGTAAAGATTTAACACCTTGTAAATAAAGTTTTATCTCCAATTTTGCAAATGACTCTGTATTACCTGTAGACCTTCTACCTAATATAGTAGACAATGTTTTTAAGCCAGACATAATCAAATTATCTATAGCACGCATTAATTTTTCAGGGTCTATTACCGCCCCGCCCCCCGACTTTCCACCTACCATATCAATTTGAACACTATCATAGTGTACGAATGAATCATCAGGCTCTAAACTGTTATACATATCAATTATTTCCTGTAATCTGTCTCTTAACCATTTTTGCTTTTCTTGTTCGTTATTTCGTATATTTACTGGCATTCTATTTATAATTGCTTCTTCTAATATCGTTATATCAAATCGTGGATAACCTTGATTGTGTACAACTGCTTTAATATCATTTAATACTTGTAACTGAAACAAAACAATCGAAAGCGCGGATAAAAAAGGTGAACGTCCATAAGGGTCATCAACTTTCTCATCTAATCCCTCATAAAAAAATGTTGGTATATCCAATCTTTTTGTTAACTGATAAGGTACATACTTACCATTTTCATACCTAAAATCTATCGTTGCAGGGTCTACTGGTGCTAAATAAGCTACATCTTCATAATCAGGTGTTAAAACCACTTCTAAAGCCGCCGCCCCGCGTGTAATAAGACTCAATAAAAGCTGATTTATCACTTTATTAATAGAATAAGTTTTTGAAAAACCATCATACGAAGGCATATCTAATTTCTCTAAAAACTTCCACAACTCTTCTTCTGCTTGTTGGTGTCGTTTTGTACTATTAATTCTATAAACTTTAAATGTATAACCACTATTTGCTATCCTCAAAAAATTCCATAATGCAAACGAAACATCAGGATGAGCATCTATCAATATATCAATCAAATCAAAAACATTTAAGCTTGAAAAACGTCTTTCATCTAACCCCAATTCAGACCTTGTACGCCGAGGAAGAATAGTATAAAAAGATAATCCATATCTATCCCAAATAGTCTCACTTGCCCGCACCCCACCCGCAGTAGGTGCAGGTCTTATATTATTATTCTCATTTACAGTTTGCTTTATCTGTCTTATGTTTACATCTGTTTTACTATCAGAAGAAAATCTAAATCTATCTAATAAACCCAATTCAAATCACCTTCTTTAAATCAAATCCTCTATATAATGAAAAACCATTTTTCTTTTATCTCTAAATATCTCAACAGCACCATAACCTAACCTTTGAGAAGCATAACCTTTTTGTTCTGCGTATCCACCATTTGCTAAAGCACTACCTGTATTAACAAACAATTGTTTGACTCTAACAACTTCATCTGAATCAAAATTAGGAACTATAGCTTCAGAAAAAATATGCATTAACTTATGAGTATGACCCATAAAATATATATGTGCAAAAACTTTTTCTCTCATCTTATACATAGCTGTTACTACACTTGAATCTCTTATTGCTCCAGATGAACCATGCCACACATAAGTTGAATAGACTAAATTACCAAGCTTAAAATTCACTATTGCTGAAAATTCTGCATACTTATCTTCAATACCTAATCTCACTGCAAATTCTTTTAATGGATGTAATGAAGTATCTTTTGTTATTCTCTCTTCATGATTACCTGTAACAATAACTCTTATTAAATCAGCGTAAGGTTTAAATAATTCAACACCTTTATCTAATTGTTCCTGTAAATGATAATTTTCTTCAAATACAGACCTACCAACAGAAGTTTTCGTAGCACTTTCAAAAATATCTCCTATTATTAATAAATGCACTTTATCTCTGTGTTTTCTAATAAATTTAAACACGTCTTGTAAATATTTTTCTTCAAAATACTTACTCCCTAAATGCACATCTCCTATAGGAACTAAAAACACCGATTGAGCATTTTTAGATACTATATTTATTTGCTTCAATAATCTAAACCCCCTTCTCTTTTTAGAATAGACTTCATTTTCAACACAAAAAACAAAATGTCTCATTCATTTGAACTATCCACAATTTTATCTCAATAGAATAAAATGGAAATGGGGGAAGGGGGGATATAGGGGGGTTGGGGGTATTTTTTGGGGCGGCTAAAGCCGCCCCATTTATTTAACCTAGGATATGGAATTCCCTTGGTTTCGGGTTTATTTTTCGGATTTTAGATTTTCCCTTCCTAAAGGCAGTGTCTTTCGATTTTCAAGTTTAAATTCCCTAAAGGTAGATTTTTATCCTTTAGGGTTTTCTTTCGATTTCATTTTTTCCAAAAAAGCGACGCACCTAAAGGTGCGTCGTATTTTATTTTTTATTTTTTCCTATTTTTATTTTTATATATTTAATTGTTGTGTGGAATTTTTCCACCACCCCCAAGAAAAAATTCCACCACCCCTGCGGAAAAAAATTCCACCACCCCCACCCTTTTAAACAAAAATTCCACCACCCATTTTAGTAAAAACCCTTGATACTCCTATATTTTTATTTAAAGGGGTGGTGTAAAATTTACACCACCTAATTTCAATAAAAATTTCTAAAGATGGATAATAAAGTTTGTAACTTTTAAAATTAATTACTAAAATAGAAAAGTTAAAAATGAAAAATTTTCTCACCTAAAATCTGGAAAGTAAAAAGAGATGATATAACCCAAAAAGGTGGGGGCGGGGGTGTAAAAATTTTATTTTTTCTTCAAAGGGATTATCTCAGGAACAGCAGTATGTTTAGATATGACAGGCTCATCTGTTGAACATATCCAAATTGCAGCTGCTCTTGCGTCTGAAAAGTCTTTAGCTTTGTCTCTATCATGGTCTATCTTGTTTCCATTAATAATTCTAATTGCTTTTAACTCTTCATTAGGACTTAAAACGTCAGGATACATTGATTGATAATCTAAAAATGATACTAATCCAGAATATATAAGGTTTTTCATGTTTTGATAAATAGTTAATTGAAATTGGTTAGACCAGTTTTTATCTTCAGCTTCGACACCTAAATTAATTAAACGTTGAACAATTTCAGCGGAGTTAAATTTATCAAACAATGCTTTTTTAACAAAAACTTTTCTACAAATCATTTCTAAAATATCAGCAACATTTAATAAATCAACAGGAAGCTTATCTTTTTTAGATGGTCGCCACTCTAAAATTAAATCTTCTATAGGTTTGTTAAACCATTTTTGAATAACTACTCCATTTTCTATAGTTTCAATTAACACTGGTTCTGCATGATATAATGTGATAATATAACTATCTGTCATTACACCAGCGTCACCACCAATGTAGTAAATATATTGTGGGTCAAGATTTAAATTGAAAATTTCAAGTCCAATATAATATCTTTCTTCACCATTTGCTAAACGTCTTGTAGTTATTTTTTCTGATACTATTAAATTAGAGCATTGAGCTTTTTTACCTTTAATAACACACTCATCAATTTTATCAGGAAATTGAAAAAACACATCTCTATAAACAGGTGGAATACATTCATACATAGTTTTAGCAAGCTCAGGGTCTTTTTCATAATCTTTATCAAGCATTTTTCTATCTATTTTAGGATTTACTTCCCATGATTTACCTTTGATAGCCCATACTTCTTTATTTTCGGGTTGTTGTGCTTCATAAAATTTTTTCATTATAAAGTCATCAGATGAACGTGGGTATGAAATAAAAATAAGAAGCATTTTATCATTAAAACGAGAAAGAGCCGATGACCTAAAAATGCTATAACAGTTTTCAGCTGTTTTTAAATCAAATCCACCTATCTCATCAAATATAATTACTAAAGGATTAAATCCTTCAAAAGATTCTGCTTCAGAGTGTGTAGAATGTGCAGTAATATTTCTATAAAATCTTATTTGATTTTTAGTTATTTGAAATTCATTAGGCTTTGCAAATGGGTTTTCTGAAGGATTATAATTTACTTTTTTGAACCATTTACAGTTATTAAGTCTTGCTTTTAGTTTTTTAAAAAATACATTGTTCGCTTGATAAGCATTAATAGCAATATTAACAATATCAATAGGCTCTTCTTTCCCAAATCCAAAATATTTGTGAGGGTCATTCATACATAAGAGTAAATAGCATATATATGCTATTATCCCAGAAATTAAAAAGTCCTTTCCTGACCCTTTACCGAATAATACAACAACTTCATTTATTTTTCTTAAATCTTCTGGACAAAGTTTTTCATCTCCAGTAAATTTATACCATAAAATTTTATTAATTGTCTCGAGTAATTCTGTTTGTTTTCCTGGATATGGGTTTTCACCTAAATAATCTTCACTTCTAAAGAATGTTAATAAGTCAACAGGTTTTTCTCTCCATATTTCATCATAACTTTCTTTAATATCTGCTAAGTTTATAAATTCTTCAAGTAAATCAATATGTTCCATTTTTATACGCCCCCGCCATTAAACTTACATTAAATAAATTCTGTAGCCATAATCAGCTAATGTATTTAAAATTGAACTTGTATTTTCGTCTAATTTGTACTTTAGACCAAAAAATACTATAGAATTTGTTTCTTCATCTAAAATTGAACTTATATCACTTATATCTTCTAAACATACAAAAGGGATAACAATAGAATCTTTTATTTTTAACTCTTCAATGTAATTGAATGAGACAAATAAAATGTTTTCTAAATTTGTTATGTTTTCGTTAAGTATATCAAGAAGAATTTCGCCAATATCCCCATACATAATTTTTATAAAACTTGTATTAATCATCATCTTCAACCTTCTTTCTCATCATATTAGCAAACCATTGAGTACCTTTAGCTATTTTAAGCTCTTCAATAATGATAGGAATTTTGTCTGGTACTTCTTTTTGTAAAACAGACATAACAATTTCCATAAATTTTCTGACATTGTTATAGTCATTAATTTCTTTTTGAATTTCAACCATTTGCTTAAGTAATTCTCTCATTTCAGAAGCAACAGCTTTAAATCTGTATGGGTCAATGTTTCTTCCTTTTTCCATT